CTTTTTGTTAGTCCCATATTTCTAAGCTTTTCTGCCGAAATATGTCTGACGAGTGTTATGTCGCCGCTGCCTGTTATGAACCCCTTAGGGTGTACAGGTCTTTACGGTGTTCGTGTTCTTTATCAGAACGCGACACCAAGATTGCAGTCAGGACTGGTCTTCGCATCGTTCGGGTCAGGTTTGGTGTTCCATACTCTGAGTTACCGGATGCGGTTGAAGATCGTCTCGACAGCTATCTTTTGTACCTTTTGTCGCAGGGCAAGGTACGTGCCACAGTGTGTTTTCCTCGTCGTCAGGGTCGCCCTAACGAGGAAGGCCTTCTTTCACTAGTCCGGCTAGGGAAGAAGGAGAGGTGGGAATTAGCTCATACGCTAAATTCCTTTAAGCGCAACCTGCCAACGGGTTGTCGCCTCCACATTACTTCAAAACAAGACGAGTGGGAACGTCTTGCTTTTTCCAAACCACCCCCGACCTCATCTGAGTACCTTCAGTTCGTAAGAGCTGAAGTTACAAAGATCTTTAAACCTAATTGGGATAGACATTATTTTGACAATGTCAATGGTTTTGTCCCCAATGCTTCATCGCGTGAAGCTCCAAAGGGTTCAGCTTCCAGAGCTGATCTCATTTGGAAAGGTCGTCAAGAAGAGTTCGTTAGTTCGTGTACCGAAGAAGATCAGTGTCCCACAGATCTTTCTTGCAGGTATAAAGAAGTTTTGTCTGCGGGCAAAGTTCGTCCTTTGGTTATCTTTGATAGCCGTGTTGACGTTCTTGGTCCGCTTCATAAAACTCTTTATGACTACATTTCGAAGAAGCGTTGGCTTCTACGGGGTAGTCCCACGTCCGAACGAATGGAGGGTATTTGCGTCAACGAGTTCCAGACTTCTGTTGACCTGGTGAACGCTACCGATGGGCTTAGACATGATGTGGCTGAGGAGATCCTTAGGGGTCTCTTCTTTACATCTGTGTCTGTCCCTCGGTCTGTACGCTCACTAGCCCATAAAACCCTCTGCCCTGATGTGGTAGGCAGAGGACGAGTTACTATGGGGCAAATGATGGGGGCCTACCTCTCTTTTCCTCTCCTTTGCATTCAGAGTTATATCGCTGCCCGCTGGGCTGCTCGGTCTGACCCTAATGCTGCCTTTTTGGTTAACGGGGATGATTGCGTCATATCCGCGGATCGCGAGATCTTGGATAGCGATTATCCCGACTTCTTTCGCCTCAACGAGAAGAAGACCATCAGGGCGAGAAACGTGGTCGAAGTCAATTCGACTGTATTCCTCAAAGGAAAGGAAAAATGGCGCGAGGTGCGCCATCTTCGGAGAGGTACGGCACTTCCTGGCTATCTCGGTACTTTACATTTGGCCAAAGCGTGTTCATTCTCCTCGAAATGGAGTGACGCTTTCGTAAAGTGCAGAGTCGGCCAGAAGTGGGGTTTTCTCCCATCTCAATTGGGTCTTCATCGTGACTCTCGCGCCGTATGGCGACGAGAGACCACTTTGAGGAAAAGGAGGTTCTTTACGGAACTTCCTCGACCGGTTGTTTCCAAGGATGAGGCCATTGACCTTATCCGTGGTTACGAACCTGACCCGGATGAGATGAGAGCTTTGTCTGCTCACATGTTCGCCCACGGGCGGCATGTGTCAGACATGCGGATTCACAGCCCTTCCATCGGGGCTGTGAGAAGGACGTACCGCTACCGCAAGTCTCCTCCGTGGAAGTCCATGTCATACATGGGCTCCCGCTTAGGAGCTTGTCCTGTAGTGCATCCAAGTGTTCCTGTGCTAAGGGAATACGAGAATGATAGGTACAAGGGGAGGCTTGTCGCCCTAGAGGTGTTCAGAGCTAGCAATGGCTTTTAACACGTTTCTAGAGCTGTAATGGTGCCCTTGTCGATTCGTCGGCGCCGCGGGGCCCAGGATGGGGCGCTCTTCATGTGTGTGACCGGTTCAACCGGTACAGGGTGATTGACTTCTCTTGTCAATGCCGGGTTAACCACTTCGGTGGGCTTACAAAGTCTCCACGCATGATTAACTGATTTCTACTGTTGCGGTGTTACCCGAAGAGCTAAGAACACGATACCCGCTTGAGGTACCGATAGAACCATTTCTCCTACCCTTTGGCAAAGGGTTCAGTTTCCTGCGTTCCGGAAACGGGCTAGGAAATGGGGTTCGTAGCAGATCATAGCCTAGGAAACTGGCTATGGTCTTTGCTTAGTAGGGCCATCAGTGGCAATTAGGGAGCCTTCCTGGGTAGGAA